GTTCTTGGTAACAAGTAAATCTCCGGGGCATGTGCAACTAGTCATTTGACAAATGAATGGCTCGGCCAGCGGCTTAAAGTCACTTAGATGACTGACTTGTACTTGCTTGCATATAGATGAATACACTATACCATCAAAGTGAATATTAAAGGTCTCTTGTCCAGCATGGCATTCCCATCCAGTGTATATGTGTTCGTTGTTTAATGTAAGTTCGGCTAAATTTCTTAGGAGACGATTTTTCCCATCTGCATAGATTACAGTAGGCAAAGTTTTTACTATTTTTCCAGTTAACTGATTTGGCGAGTTGCGCACAAATTTGCTTTGGACATCTTTGATCCATGCACGTTGTTCTTTAGTGTATGGATAAGTGTCTCTGCCGCTACCAATGTAATTTAAAACTTTTGGTTGCACTAGCCGCTTTAAATCATCGTCAATACCTGCATACATGCCAAGAGCATCGTTCCAATTTGCAGGGTCACAACTCAAATTATAAGTTAAGTCAACTCCAGCATCTACCAGAAAGTGTGAAGTCTCATTGATTTTGTCAAGTTTGGTGAATTCGTGATGTAAGCTGATACTAACTGTAGTTGGTAGTTTCTTTAACGACTTCCACCACTCAACCCCACGTCCGCCATTAGTAGTAACAGCAGTTTCACCAAACGGTGACATCTTTTCAATGATGGTAGGGAACATTGGATGTAACGTTGGTTCACCGCCACCAAGTGCTAAACTTAATACCTTGCCCGGGAGATACGTTGAGATTAGTAAGTCTAAGAATGTATTAATTTGATCGTCAGTGGGGAATCCAGGTTTTCTGCCACTGTAGTAATCTCCGCTGTGCAAATGTGACGGGCAATAATTGCATCTAAAGTTGCAAAAGTCTGTTAGCGTCCAGTACATGAAAAATAAATTTGGACGTTTTTGAATTTTAATAACTTCCATCTTGCTTCCTTAAGTTTTTTAAAGTTGGGATATGCCTAGATAACAGGTCGTATTCTTCGTCTAATGTAACTCTCCAGTCAGTGCCGCGTTGAATATCAAGTATGTCCATACAACGAACGTACTCTTCGAGTAACGTAACATTGGTGTGTTCAGGTGCAATGTATTTTTCTAGCAATAATATCATCATATCATAATGCTGCATACGCATAACTTGCGCAGCATCTCTAACTTTAAATTCTTTAAACTTATCAATAATTTCTTGCTTTGCTGTTGACGGCAGGATACGCAAGTCAAGCCATTTTGGACCTTCTAAGAATCTAAAATTAAGTCTGAGTCTATACTTATTGGCAACGGCTACTACTCGGGGAACTGCATACATAGATGCATTACCAATACAACTTGAAATGTATTCAATTCGGATCTTGTTTTCAATTAATGTTTCTAAATTTTTAATAAATGTATCGTACTTTGCCGGGAACCGAACAAATTCAAATCTTTCGTTAGTTTCGTCTATGCTTACACATAACGCAACGTCCTTGAATAGTTTCAACTTATCTAGAATTTTCTTGTTAATAATAGACAAGTTCGTGTCAAATCTTAATGTAATATGCTTTGCTAAGTCAGCTGCAATAAGCATATCTAAACATGTATCTAGTGCAGGAACCAAAAATGGTTCTCCCCCTGTAAAATACAAATATCTCAACTGCGGCATGATTTCTCTAAATTGATTCCACCAGCGTTCAGTTTCCCACCACTTATCGAAACCTAATCTATATCGATTATGTTCGTCTTTTTTAATTTCGTATGAAGTATACTTTCCTAGTTTAAAAATTGGTTCCCCCTCATACTGTGGATAGTCTAAGGCTAACCAATCTTCATACCACATATTGCTATGCTGGGGACTGCACATTATGCATTTTAAATTGCACAAGTTGCCAAATCGAATATGCATGTTTACTATCTTAGAAGTTACTTCGCCAGTTTCTAAATTTGTATGCCTAGGAGCAGATTCAATGGTGATGTATTCTGGAATTTGAGGAGCTGTAGTTTTTAACACCCGCTGGCGCTTGCTTTTATTTCTACTAGAATATTCAGCATCATAACAGTTGCGGCAACGTTTTGGTTTTTCGTTCCTGCTTAATTGCAATCTTTGTTCTTTGTGTGTTTTACTGTTTAAAGCTTCTTGGATGGAATGCGTCATAATATTCATCGGACGATCATTATCATCACGTGCAATTCCAAAATCATCATCATTGTTTGCTAAACAGCAGATACTGAAATCTCCGGCCATGCCAATTTCAATTTGACTCCAGGCCTCGGGGCAGAAACTTTCTAAATTAAATGCCATACACATCCTTCATAATATGCTGTACTTATGATTACGATAAGCACGGTAATTCCAGCCCAACTAAGTATGATTATGATATACGGATTAGACGAAACCGAAAAATTTTATGTTGAATACACCAGTTGCGAGAGGCCCATTGGCAATGTCCGTCAGGAAATGGAGCAATGTTGTATTCGCTTGTCACAAGAAGCTAAGACTCGAGTACTGATCAGTTTGACCAGCGGGCTAGACAGTCAAGTCTTGCTGCACACATTTCACACTCTGGGCTTACCATACGACTGTGCGTTCATGTACCACCCTGGTTACAACGATTACGAATACAACAACATCAAGATCCTTGAAAAGAAATACGGATTCAAATGCATCATCGTTGAAATTGATCCTTTTGCAATACGTGACGAAATAGAGGCCAGCGCATTTGCCACAGGCATTCCAGCAGAGCACCACATGATGAAAAAGTTTTTGGCTCAGCTACCAGAAGATCGGGACTTTTGTCAAGGCATTGAAAGTTTTGATTTCATCTATCGTGGGCCAAACAATCGAGCATACTGCATGGAGTCTTGGACTGCAATTGAAGTAGCCAGCCAACGTGCGTTAAAGCAAGTGGAACGTTCGGGTCGGATTGTGTGCATTGACCGCCGCGCCCCGTTTAATGAGTTTGCATTGGCTTATCTATCTGATCCAGTAGTTACCGGCTACATCAACGGCTTGGAATATATTAAGGGTAATGGCTTGGTTGATAAAGATACAGGCAATCCACCGCCATTGATCTTCAGTTGGGAATACTATGTCAAGCCAATCATTTATGGAATGTACTGGGGACGGGAACTTGAAATCTTTCCAAAGTACGTTAGCTCCGAGCAGGTTGACTTCATTATGAATCCCAGTGATACTAGGCTACGTCATAACTATAAAAATAAAGCAGTGTTCATTCCACGTGATGAACTTATTGCCCACCTAAGCGATTGGGGTTCGGGTAAAACTATAAGATATACGCAAGCAGACTAATGAGAATACACAATCCATACATTAACAAAAAACTTGGCTATTACCTTTGCGATGATATAGAATTTGATTCTAAGATCCGTGCATGCGTACATGCAGTTGAACATGTAAAGCCAGTCACATGGATCTTTAACAACGACGAGTTCAACAAGTATGATTGGAAAACAGAACCAGAAGCAACGTTGGATCAATTGTATGATCGCCGCGCACGTCAATTGAGAGAAGAATATGATTACATTGTACTGAGCTATTCTGGGGGCGCGGACAGCCATAATATTTTGGCAGCGTTCGAACGCCAAGGTCTGCACATCGATGAAATTATTACCAACACAATGACCAAGGCCAGTTCCAAGGCAATGATCATTGACACATCAAACAGAGACGCATACAATGCGCCCGAAGCCGAACACAATTTACAAACTATTCCACGTTTGCGAGAAATTGCTACTCGTTTGCCTAAGACTAAAATTACAATAACAGATTGCAGTGACGCATTATTTGACGAGTTAGAAACAGCTGGTGATGCAAGTTGGGTACTAAACAAACGCGAAGGGTTGAACCCTGCAGGCATGACACGGTTTAACTACATGCATTTTACCGACATTCGAAAGCAGTTTGATAAAGATCGTAAGATTGCAGTGTTAGTTGGCATCGAGAAGCCACGTACAATGATTCACCGCGGCGAATTGTTAATGTCTTTTAGTGACAGAACTACAAACATGATTACTGTAGCTGAACACTTAAAAGAATATCCAAATGCAACAGTTGAGTTTTTCTATTGGACTCCCGACTGCGTTGAGATTATGATCAAACAAGGGCATGTTATTAAGAACTGGCTAAACGCAAATCCTCAAGCACATGCAATGTGGCAAACCAAAGCAGTAACAGCCGAAGTTTATAGACTTGTGCATGATCCATTATTGCGTGGTTTATTATATACCACATGGGACAACAACTGGTTCCAAAGTAAGAAAGCAATTTACGATTGGTACAGTGAGTTTGATAGTTGGTTTACTGATTTGTATAAAGGTACACGAGCCCATAATGTTTGGCAAGAAGGTATCGACTTTGTGCAAAACAAATTGTCACCGTTCACAAAAGACCCGTCAGGTAATGCATTAAACAAGGTTGATGGTTTAGTAGTAGTTACGCACACTTACAGTCTTGGCCCAATTAATCCAACATCAGACTCTGTTTGGATTAGATAAAATTCATGACATGAAAAAACCCAGCAATGCTGGGTTTTTCTTTGAGTGCTATTAGTTTAGCTTGATATTGTTTTTAACAATAAAGTCTTGCAAGATTTGATTGTTTTTCAAACCACGCTCAACACTTTTTGCATCAGTCCCGACTGTCGGGAACACTCCAGCGTTCTTTAAGTCTGCGCTAAATTCTGGATTCTTAAACACAACTGATAAATTCTTCACCAATGCTTGTTTGGTTATCGCAGGCATTTGCTTGCTTACTACTAATCCTAAATAACTTTGGAATGGAAAGTCTTCCTTAAATGTACTGCGCCAAGTTGGGATACTTAATCCCAGCTCATGACTTGACATTACAAAAGTCAAATGCTGATCACCGATCCAACCACGCACAGTTGGATAGTTTGCAAACATACAGTCAATTTGTCCGCCTACCATGTCCTGCACAGCAGCACTACCACCACGACTATATGGGACCAACAAGTGCGATGTTTTTAGCTTTTTAAACAGCACCTCAGACGCCAGATGTTCTGAACTACCATAACCAGCAAATCCAAATGTTAAACCAGACATGCGATTAAGATCGGCAATTGAATTGATATTTTTTGACTTGTTACATACCAATACGTTGGGCATTGATGCAACTAATCCAATAAGTTCTAAATCTTTCTCTGGATCGTATTCTAACTTGTCACCAGCAATCATTGTGTTGGTAACAAAAATTTGACTCATAGTAGCAAGTATCATGGAGTTACCATTCATAACTTGGCGCATTGCAATTCGACCGCCAGCACCGGGGCGATTGGCAACTACAATACCTTTGTCATCCAATGACTTTGCAATGATACGACTAACAGTATCGCTTGGTCCACCTGGTGCAGCATGCACTGTAAACTCAATGCTTTGTGCATACGTCATTGAACCAAACAATGCCGCTGAAGCTGCCAATGTTTTCAATAATTTCATAAATTTCCTATTTGGTGTCTCTTACACTGCCTTTACTTATTAGATCAGCCATTATCCAATTTGACCATTAAATATACATATGAGCAACATTTACCATATCCCAACGCCCAACTTTGAGCCAACTGAGTCTGACAGAGCCTGGGTGCAAGAAAACATTGTACCACGCTTGTTGCCTGCATTAACCATTATCAAAGGTGCATTTGATCGGGTCGACTTGCCACAGACTGTGTTTGCTGATTGGCCGCAACGAGCCGCAGTAGAGCAGCACTTTGCTGACCTTGGATTGCCAATTCGTCGCTTCGCTGGATTTATTGGACACAAAAATCAATGCCCGCTAAATGCTCACATTGATGCATTTGTACGTGGGACTCCGATGGTGGCACGGTTTAACATTCCCTACTTTGGATGCAGTCCCACTCAACTGGAGTGGTGGGATGATGGTGTTGGCAGTGATCGGATTGAAGAACGAGCCTTTACCGAACTTCGCAATGGTCGTGAACACACTGCGTACAGTTATAAATCAACAGTAGTAGACTGGGGCACTGATTCTGCTTACAAGGTAATCAACCCTGGACCAGGTTGGAATCGCACTGAAATTGCACATCGTGTTCAAGCACCTGACTGCAACGAAAACAGAATCATCATCACAACAGAAATAGCCGAACAAATATCCTGGGACGAGTTAGTATCGCGACTTGCTACACTTGGCTATAATTGATTTCTCCAATGAGCTCCATTAAAAGATATTATGGAAAACCACGACATAATAGTTGATTTCTATGATAACTAAGTGTATAATTAAATTTTAAGGAGACACTAATGTCAATTACAATTGAAAACTTAAAGAGTGCATTTGCCGGGGAAAGCCAAGCGCACACTAAGTATCGATATTTTGCCAAGATGGCACGAGAACAAGGCTTTGAAGATGTTGCAAAACATTTTGAACATACAGCAGATCAAGAGTTGCTGCATGCATGGGGTCATTTGGAATTGCTGGTGGGCAAGCCGGATGTTAAACAATGTTTAGAAATGGCAATTGAAGGCGAAACTGAGGAATACACAAACATGTATCCAACAATGAAAGCTGAAGCTATTGCAGAAGGCAACACACATGCTGCCAGCGAAGCCGATGATCAAATTGCTGAAAGTAAAGAACATGCTGAACAATTTACGGCGGTTTTAGCAAAAGCTGAAAAGCGTTTTTCTGCTCTTGCCAAAGTTGAAAAGCGACACGCAGAAGCATATCAACAAGTATGGGAGGCACTATAATGGATCACGTTTGTATTATTTGTGGACATATTCATGATGAAGAATTAGAAGGAGCCTGGGATACATTGCCCGAAGACTTTCCGTGCCCAGAATGCGGTGGGTTTAAAGAAGATTACGCGGAAATGGACTAAGGTTGACAAGCAAAAGCGATTAGTGTATACTAACATTAATCGCTTTTCTTATGGAGATGGTATGTTAGAATGTTTAATTTTAGGTGACAGTATTGCAGTAGGTGCACAGATGTTTGCCAAAGAGTGTGTGTTAGTTGGCAAAGGCGGTATCAACTCGTGGCAGTTTAATAAAAATTATGCCCAAAAGATTGAACCAGCAAACACTGTGATTATTAGCCTTGGCTCAAACGATCACAGTGGCGTACACACATTTCGAGAACTGATGGCCACACGACAACGAGTTGACGGTAAGCGTGTATTTTGGATTTTACCTGCTGGCAACTTGAAAGCCGGCGGCGTTGATATTAAAAATATTCAAGAGATGGTTCAAATCATTGCTAAAAACTTTGGCGATACTGTATTGCCTATTAAAAAGTTGCAACCCGACGGAATTCATCCAAGTTGGGCCGGCTACAAGGAACTAGTAGGTAATACGAAATAATTACTGTTGTATTTTTACAACATTGGTTGACAACTACCCCATCTTGTTGTATACTGTAATTAAGTAGAAAGGAGTGCAAGATGAGAAAAGGCGAAATGTTAGCGCAAATGTTGCACATTGCAACCAGCGCACACCACGGTCAGTTTGACAAAGGTGGAAACCCTTACATCCTGCACCCACTAAAAGTTATGCACTATCTCAAGTCAGATGACGAAGAGCTGATGTGCATGGCCCTGGGACATGATGTGATTGAAGACACCAGTGTTACTTACAAAGACTTACGTGAAGCAGGCATCAGTGAAAGAGTCATTGCTGGTATCCGTGCTCTAACCAAGCAACCTGGTCAGACTTACGAAGAATACAAAGAAGGTGTCTTTGCAAGCGAAGATGCGATGCGAGTCAAGATGGCCGATCTGCGCCACAACACAGACATCCGGCGCTTGAAAGGCGTAACTGAGAAAGACATTGCACGTATGGCAAAGTATCATCAGTTTTATATGGAAATTAGATCAAAATTAGCTTGACAAGTGTCGAAGTTGATGCTATAATTAACACAAGAAGGAGGGGTGGCGTAACTGCTACTCCTACTAAAAAGAAATTTAAAATAAGTCAGAAAAGACTTGACAACACAAGGAAAGTACGTTATAATAGATACATGACACAGCAAAAAGCAATTTGTCCAAAAACGCAAGTTTTTGCGCCTAAGAGCCTACAGCAGTGATCTACGAGACTAAGTAAAAGTACAATGCAAACTAATATGACAAACATATCATCTTTATTGAAACAGCAACAATGGCGCTCAAACCCGAGCATGTCATTCTGCCCTTCCTTTAAAGTAAGCTATCGCAGTCATATTAGAATCAGGGTCCAAGAAGGAAGTGGTTACGCATAAAGTGTAATCACTAAACTCCAAGGACCCTAGGACTAAAAACCCTAGGGTTTTTTCTTGATAGGAATAGAATTTGAAGAGAGTGAAACAAGAAGCAGAGTGGACTAAACAGCACGAGCTTACTCCGGAACAATTTAAACAATTGCTTCAGAATAAGATTAAACGTGCGGTGTTTTACCATAATGCAAAGACAAAGCCGGAGCGTGATTTTTCAGTTGCGCGATGATGGCAAAGTGTGAAGTATACCAGTAACGAGGACTGGGCCATGCACTATAAACATATGGCAAACGGGCGGTACTAGGGATGAAGCACCTTGTGTGGTGTGAAAAATCTAGTATATTAAAGCATATACTTGCCTGACTGTAAACGTCGTGGTAAACTACTAAAGAAAGAGGTTCGAATCCTCGGGACTGGTATGTGCTTTAATATACACATTGAGCTGGCCAGGACTGAAATGTCGCAGACAGTGTGTTTAATAATAATAATGGATGTGCGGTCGACGTTGGAGTGTCACTGCCGGCTGTAACCCGGTTGCCGCAAGGCTTAGTAAGTTCGAATCTTACCACATTCACCAATAAAATTTTAGTGACTAAGTACACTATGAATTCAAAAACATTTTGTGCAGCTACTTGGACACATCTAGACATAACATCTACTGGTACATTACAACCATGCTGTGTCTGGAATTATTCAGGTAGTGAAGCCGAAACAGAATCTTATTATTTTACTGAATTTGATCAGTGGTTAAATTCAGCCAAGATGAAAACGATTCGAAAAGATTTACATAACGGTCAAGCCCGTAAAGAATGTAACCATTGTTACAAGTTAGATCAATCAAATATCACAAGTCAGCGTGTCATTTACAATGCGCAATTTGCAAGGTACAACGACTATTCAATGTTGGACACTGAAACATGGACAGCGAATCCTGATGAGCTATTGTCAATTGATCTTAAATTGGGCAATTTGTGTGATTTAAAATGTGTAATGTGCAATGGTAGAAACTCAAGTCAAATTATGACTGAGTATAAACTACATAAGGCAAGATTTGACGAGATTGAAGGTACTGCATTACGCAACGCCGATGATAACTTTAAATGGCCGTTAAGCGACGAGTTTAAACAATTTATTAGTCGATTCAAGTCTAATCTTAAAGATATCAAGATGACAGGTGGCGAGCCGACTATAATACCGTATGTCATTGAATTTCTTGAAAGCATTGAAGCACCCGAAGAGGTTACATTAAATCTTGTAACAAACGCAAGCTCTTACAATGAGAAATTGTTTAATGTGATATCAAAATTTAAACTAGTAAACATAGCTATAAGTTTAGAAGGAATAGGCGAAGCCAATGAGTTACTTCGCTTCAATTCTGAATGGGCAATTATCGTTGAAAATATAGCCCGTTACAAGGCAATGCCAAATGTATGTGTTACCATTACACATGTAATCCAAGCATTTAGTGTTGCAACAGTGATCCCACTTATTAAGTGGTGCGAAGAACAAGGTTTGCGATTGGCACTGGGAGTACTCAACTCACCAAAGAATTTTAGATTAGATTCGGTACCACTTGAAAGAATTGAACAATTTATTGCAGAGTTGAATCAACTTAAGAATACAATTACACGTAATCGCAATGCAGTTGAAAGCATTATCGACATTGCCAAAAAATGCAAATACGATCCTTTGCTCGAAACAAGCAGAAAAAAATATACAATACTGCTAGATGACTTGCGTAAAACAAAATTATCTAGTATAATATAACAATGGAGTAGAAGCATCAATGGTGATGCAGTGGACTGTAAATCCGCCGCCTTCGGGCACGCCTGGTTCGATCCCAGGATACTCCACCAAGTTTATGCGACTTTAGCTCATCGGTTAGAGCAGGGTACTCATAATGCCTTGGCGGTTGGTTCAACTCCAACAAGTCGCACCAAAATTTAATATCTCTCTGATGTAATGGCAGCATGTCGGTCTCCAAAACCGTTCGTGGGGGTTCGAGTCCCTCGGGGGATGCCAGTCAATAAGGAAGCGTGGCAGAGCCCGGTTTATTGCAACAGTCTTGAAAACTGTCGGACTTTAAAAGGTCCCGTGAGTTCGAATCTCACCGCTTCCGCCAAGTTTATGCACCGGTACCAGAGCGACTAATGGCGCGGATTGCAAATCCGTTGATTCGTGGGTTTGAGTCCCACCCGGTGTTCCAGTTTTGTTTATGTGTGTACGGTTACCCTTATGTGATACGTGAGCCAACCAAGCCGCTTATGTATGTACTCGAAGCCCGTAGCAAGCGTAGTCGATACGTTCAGCGCATGCCTTGGACAGTGTGTGACGATAAACAAATTCAATATAGTGAGTTGACAGAGTTCGGCTAAATGTACCTCCCTGCTAAGGAGTGTGTCGGAAACGGCACGTGGGTTCGAATCCCACACTCACTGCCAATTTTTATTTTAGACTTATTAGGTGTGACCTTAGTGTAGCGGCAGCACCCCAGATTGTGATTCTGTTAGTACGGGTTCGACCCCCGTAGGTCACCCCTAATAAGTTTTTGTTCCTTTAGCTGATGTGGTCATAGCAGCGGTCTGAAAAGCCGATGAAGCAGGTTCGATCCCTGCAGGGAGCACCAAGTATATTCCTCTGTAGTTAAATGGTATAACAGTCGACCGATAATCGACTATCACAAGTTCGATTCTTGTTGGAGGAACCAAGTTTTGTTAAAGTGTCAGCAAGAGAAAGTCACGCTATAAAGGTTTCTTCGAAGGACTGATATAGTAGAAGGTAATGGGTTCAACTCCCAACCACTCGCAAGGGTGGTGTCTGTAACGGAGACTACGCTGGACCGGTATCCCAAGTGACGTACCGAGTCCCGCTCGAGCTTGTTAATTCGGGTGAATGGTGCTTATAATTATGGTAGCACTACTTTAACAAATTCAATCAGCGTCTGTAGTATAATGGAGAATACACTGGTCTACGAAGCCGGGGATTGTGGTTCGATTCCATACAGACGCACCAATTTTTATCACTGTGTTAAGCGGGGCTGTATACACCCTTGCCAATAGTCGGGAATGTCAACATCGGCGTTGACCACAGTGGCCAATTTTATCTCGCATTCGGTTAGTGGCTATACCACTCCGTTTGGGGCGGAGACATCGTAGGTTCGAGTCCTACATGCGAGACCAATTTTTTATGCCTTGGTAGTTTAATGGTAGAACTGCGGTGTTACATACCGCTGACGGGAGTTCGATTCTCCAACAAGGTACCACTTTAATCTGTGTGTAATGTCAATCTGGTAGACGGCCTTGTTTGGAACGAGGAGGCTGTAGGTTCAAATCCTACCATGCAGACCAATTTTTGTTCGGGTGTTATGTAATGGTAGCATATCAGACTTTGACTCTGAGAGTGTAGGTTCGATCCCTACCACCCGTACCAGTTAAGATTTAAACTTAATTAATTTTTCGTGCAATAATTTTGCAGCAAGTATATTTGAGTCAATTCCGGGGTGCCGACAATCTCTGGCAAGATCTCGAATTGGTAATAACATCATGGGAAAATTTGGATATTTTAGATTTTGCTCATCCCACATTTTATTAAAATGTGTAGCATGTATCACAGGGATATCAGTATACAGTGAGTTAGTTATCATTCTATTAAACATTGCAGAAATTGCTCCTGACTTAGATTTACCAAATATCTCGTCGAGTACTTCTATAGAAACGTCATTTGAAAATCCAAAGTTATTCCAAGGTCCGTTGAATTGTATATTATAATTTTTGTCTACAGAAAATGGTCTATTAGAATCGGCCCAGAGATGAATTACTGCCCGGGGCCTAATATTATTATTTTTTAATATCATCATATTGTAAAGACTAATTTGTTGGCAACTGGCCACCACACCCAGATTAACTACATTGCAACCTGTAAGTTCTTTAAGTCTGGAAGAGATCGTATCAGCATCATCAACACCAACACCAAAGGCGTTACTGCACCCAAACATTACAATAGAATTAGACCAATCTATGTTTTCAAAAGGCTCGCAACGATAATACTGTCCATTGAGCGTGTATTGAATAGATTTGGTTCTGTAAATCCAAGTGTCGTGCAGCCTAGCAAGATTAATTTTGAAATTTGATTCAGAATCTGCTGCCACAAAGGGCGAATCCATTGGGTGAAAATTATCAACATACACTTGTGACGAGCTTGTGTCAAAATTGATAAGTTGTCTTTGTAATGTGTCAGAGTGCATACCCTATTTATTATGCCAGCGAGACTTGGAAGTCAGAGAGGTCTTATATACCTTTTAGCGCCAGATTAGCGTTCTTGAGAGAGTTCGATCCTCTCCGCTGGTACCATTATGCCCCGATAGCCCAATTGGTATGAGGCGTCTCTCTCAAAAGGAGAATCGTGTCGGTTCGAGTCCGACTCGGGGTACCATTGAATTTATAGTACTAACGTATTAGCGTACTAAAGTATTATAAATATACGATGTATAAAATCATCGAAAATAACAGTCCGTACTACATAAAGTTCAAAATGCCAAATGCAATTGAGATTGCTAATGTATGTAGAGCCAGGTGTGATCGTGTTTTTAAAAGATTCTTTGTGTCTGAACCGTTGCAACGCATTGAAGTGGAAAGTATAATTGAATTATTTCCAAGTTTTAATCAATTGCAGTTATTAGATTCCCGCGTAAATATCTTTGTTAGTGAGCCGGGACTATACTCGCCACCACATAAAGATGGCGCAGATATGCAATTTGGTATCAATATACCAATTGAAATTGCCGACGACGAATGTATTACAAATTGGTATTCAGATGAAAGTTTAAGCAATTATGAATACTATGCTGGAGTGGATAATTTATTAGGTATGAAACGATATGTTCGCCAGATACAAAATTATCAGGTTGACGCATGCTCGCCAATCGCTTCAACTACAATGAAACCAGATGAATGTATGCTGTTCAATGTAAATTGCTTTCATGATTGGGACAATCGACGGTCTACTAACCGTCGAATTATACTAACTCTCCGACCGACACCGGGCATTGGAAACTTGTCGTTTAACGATGTCGCTCAGATATTGTTTGGAAAATCAAACAAATTAGATTCGACGGCCGTCACGTGATCGTTGTTGCGCAATCATAACACGTTTTGGAACTACACTAGCGATTTCTTCGTAGTCGTCCATATCAATAGCATCTTGATCGGCACCTACTTCGATAATCTTCTCTACAACAAAATGTAGAATATCATCACTTACAACATCTTCTCGAATCATTTCTAATACACGAATAAGTGTTGGAATGTTAAATGATACGCATGGCTGTGTTGATTCGGTGGCATCGTCATCTGTTTCAACTTCAACTTCGTTGTTGGTAGTGTCAGACTGATAAAGTCCATTGCGACCTCTGACCATTGACTGACGTGATTTGTAATATGACATAATGTGTCTCCTTGTATTATTAGACACACTTACTTAAAATGAAACTTTAGATATCGGCTACGGCTTTTGCAGTAGCATCAACTTCATGTTGACAACATGGTTGACAACAGTCAAGAATGGCTGTATAATTAGAACTTAAACAAAAGAGGTAATGACATGAAACGTACAGGTAAACTGTAGTGTCCCTTAGATCCCCGTATGGTCTAAGGTGGCACGTAAAAGACAAAGTCAATACGAACACCCATGCTAAACTTTAGTGGTGAAGTACCCGGCTCTTAACCGGAATAACCGAGTTCGATTCTCGGAGCATGGACCATACGGGGTATAATTCAATGGTTAGAATAGCCGGCTTTTAACCGGTCTATCACGGTTCGAGTCCGTGTGCCCCGACCATATCTAAACACATTACCCACTGATAGCGGCGTACCCGTGAGTCTTTGGGAGTCTTGCAAGCTAGTGTGTTTAGATATGGTCGATGCTATCTGCAGATAGCATTCATAATCGGAAGTAATTACTCCGATGAACTCGTAGTCTTCTAATGGTAGGAAAGGCCCGTTATGGGGCTTAATGCAGGTTCGAATCCTGCCTACAATGAGTTTGCATATTGAAGTATATTCATCATTGGTAGTAGACTTCGATCAACTTGGTTAATAGTTGAGTCTCATTATGAAGCAGCCTAACCAGCGCGATGAAAAGACCCTTTACGTCGAGAGTATATTTCAATATGTAATAGCTTGCAAGGTCGCTCCTTGCCGCAAACGGCAGCGTCAGTCGTGACATCCCGGGAGAGACCGGGGCCATGGTAACGTAGCATTAAGGCAATGCGCCACCTTCATACGGTGTCAAAAGTGAGTTCGATTCTCACCGTTACCACCAGTTTTTATTCCATCTTAGTATTCTCGGTGAGTGCCCCTGGCTGTTAACCAGGTGAGGTTGGTTCGAATCCAACAGATGGAGCCAGTATTTCGGTCCTTGGTGAAATGGATATCATCTCTGTCTTCGAAACAGAGGGTAGAGGTTCGATTCCTCTAGGACCGGCCAAGTTATGGGAAGTAATGCAGGGGTGTTGGTACCCCGACCAGCCTTGAAAACTGGGTCCTGGTGATGAGCCGGGTGGGGTTCGACTCCTCTGCTTCCCGCCAAGTTTTGTGTGTTTCGTATAAATGTTAGGGCGCCATTACATGAGGCTAATGACCTCCGGATACAGGTTCGAATCCTGTAACACACATTCAAATTTCGAGATAGACGTAGAAGTTGAGTCCCCGATGCGCTAGGGCCCTGTTCTTGTGCCTGACACACCAGTAGCAACATCGGGTAGTTTAAACTCCTTTATACGAGACAAGCCTGTGAGTCCTTGAGAAAGATAGCGGGTCTCTTGAAAACCTATTGTACCTTGCCCCAGTTAGACTTTGCACGAACAGCAAAGGCAAGTTCATGCATCTTACTATATTGGGGCGTACCTTTTGGGTGCGGCCCTGTTTTTTTGAGTGCGTTATACTGTGCTAGCAATTCTTCTTTAGTTTTGCCTTCATACTTGCCGCGTTCATTGGGGTTAACCTGAGTAGCAGTGTCCCAACCTTCTTCAATATCCTTGGCAATGGCTTTTCGTCTGCGTGATAGATATTGGTCAGACTTGTCACTGTCGCCATCATTGTCAACATCACTATCTTCTTTGCCAACTGGATCAAGTGCTTCGTTAATGATGTCGATGTATTTTCTAAGTAAGTTACCGCTCATAGTATATTCTCCTAACAATATTTAGAATAAAATATACAACAGCGCATTGTACTTTAGTACTAATCTTAAATTGGTTGACACCCATTCGAAATAGTGTTACAATAGCATAAACAGGAGAACCAATATGCCATGGATTGAAAACGTAGCAGCCGCAGACATCCCAACCCGCTTTCATCACGAAGCTGGCCCAAACAGTATGCTAATCAGTATTGTTGATCCAGCCAGCTGGAGGCCAGAAGCGGCCCATGAATTCAAAGAGCGCCATAACTTTGAGTTCCTAGACATTGAAAAGAACGACTTTGCGCTAGACGAAGCAATGCGTTGCAGCCAAGAACAAGCAGACGAACTGGTCCGCCTGTTGCAACATGCATTGGCGAACAAAATGAATGTTGTCGTTCATTGCTTTGCAGGCATTTGCCGTTCAGGTGCAGTGTGTGAAGTTGGTGTAATGATGGGATTTGAAGACACAGGTCGATTCCGTAGCCCTAACTTGTTGGTTAAGCATCGCATGATGAAGGCCCTGGGCTGGACTTATGATGAAAACGAAAAGCCCAATATTGATGACTGGCGCACCTTTAAAAGTGTTGACTAAGTGTTGTAAAAATACAACAATAAAACGGTTGCTCAACTTGGAATTTTGTGTTATACTACATGTATTAAACAACGAAAGGCATTATATGGCTGGCAAAGCAAAATCAATTTATTTGACAATCACAGTAAAAGGACAGTTCAAAACTGTTTTTAGCAGAGTCTTTTTTGATGCTAAGGCATATAACGAATATGTTAAGTCAGACGAGTTTAAAGCCCAATGGCCCGTTGAAGAATTTGATGTTATCAAGGAAGTATATTAAGGAATAAATGTATAAGGTAATAGGAAAAGAAGAACTATTTCGAGTTCTTACTCTTGCAGAAGCAATGAATGTTGCCAAGAGTATGAATGAATTCGTTACTATCAAAGGACCCGACTTTGAAGTATGCGGAATGTTTGGAGTAGATAGCATTAAGGACGGATTATGCCCCGACGGTGTTAAATACGATTGGAACAAGGCCAGTAGAATTGGTCGTGTTAAAAAGGAGCGAGTATGAAACGTGTAATTGAAGTCCGTGCCGCAGAAGGTGGCGAAGACAGTAAACTATTTGCAAAAGATCTTGCACAAGCCTACATTAAATTTGCCCACAGCAAAGGCTGAGCTACCCGCCTAATAGGTGAGTATCTTGGTGAACTTCATATTGAAGTAAAGGGTACTGATTTATCAGGCTTGTATAATGAAAGCGGTGGACACAGAATACAACGTGTTCCGCCAACAGAGCGTAAAGGTAGAGTTCATACCAGCACCGTAACAGTTGCTATTACAGACCCAACTGAAGTTGCCATAAAGGTTGCAGACAGTGATTTACGTATCGAATGGTATAGTGGTACTGGAGCTGGCGGCCAGCACCGAAACAAGCACCAAAACAGTTGCCGTATTACTCACATACCCTCTGGCACAGTTGCAACAGCACAATGTCGCAGTCGTCAAAATAGCCTTGATCAAGCCATGGGTACTATTCACAAAACGGTTGACAAACAGGTTCAAAACCAGTATAATAACGGCATAGCAAGTGATAGAAAGCAACAAGTTGGATCGGGTATGCGAGGAGACAAAATCCGTACATACCGTTTCCAAGATGATGTTGTTAAGGATCACGTAACAAATAAATCAAACAGCGTTAAACGAGTGCTAAGTGGCAATTTTGACCTGCTGTGGTAATAAGGAATTGAAATGAAAACATGGATCACAAGCGACTTGCACTTTGGGCACAAGAACATTATGAGCTTCTGCCCCGAGACGCGAGCACGTTTTAATAACGATGTTGCTTACATGAACAACGCAATGGCAGAGGAATGGAACGCCAAAGTGCAACCAGAAGACACAGTTTACATCTTGGGTGATGTGGCGTTCATGTCGGGCAGTGTTGCTGGTAGAACAATTGCCCGTTTGAATGGCACCAAGATTTTGATCGAAGGCAATCACGATCGCAAGACATTACAGGATGCAACATTCCGTAGAGCTTTTGCAGAGGTACACAAGTATTTGGACATCACATATGACGGCCACAAGTGCGTTATGTTTCATTATCCAATTGCCGAGTGGGATCAAATGCATCGTGGAGCATTGCACTTTCATGGTCACTTGCACGGAGGTGTAAGCGGCTTGGAAAAGTACCGTGCATTGGACGTGGGTATGGACTCAACCGGTGAAATTGTAGTTTCTATGGAACGTGCAATTAATTTGATCAAGGACAACGAAATTAAAGGTCATCATGTTTAAGGACAAGTTGAAAGAGTATGTAGAATCGTCTAAGCTGGTTGGCATGCGCGAAGCCGGTGAAGGCATCTATGTACTCAAATATAAGAAGCGTGTGTTTTACGACAACCTGTGGAACGAATATATTGCTGAATGTCGTGGAAGTATTGTGGATGCAGATTTCAACCTAGTTGCTTATCCATTCACAAAAATCTACAACTATGGCATTGAAAATGAAGCACCTGTATTGGCAGACGATACTGAAGTTACCGCGTTCCGTAAAATCAACGGCTTTATGGTTGCAATGACTTGGTACAACGGCGATATCCTGGTGTCTACTACAGGTTCAACTGACAGCCCATACGTTGCTATGGCAAAGGAAATGATGTTGACTCATCAAAGCTGGGCCGACTGGCAGTTGGCATTCAATCGCGCAGACATGGACGGGATGACGTTTATGTTTGAATGTGTACATCCCAACGATCCACATATTGTGCCTGAAAAGCCAGGTATGTATATCTTGGGTTATCGTGAAAACACTTGGTGTAGCCGTGTAGGTCATGATCCTGCTGTACTACAAGATTTAGCAAATGCATTTAACTGCTATGAGACAGAAAGCTATACCACTAATATGGTTCGCTTGAAAGAAATGGCAAAGGAATGTAAGCATGAAGGTTTTGTATTCTATACTGAAGATGGTGTAAGTGCTAAAATCAAGAGTCCATACTACTTGACTTCAAAGTGGGTTGCTCGTAATCCACGTACAGACAAGTTGGTGAACATGCAAGCAGACATCAAGCATCAACTAGACGAAGAATACTACCCTCTAGTGGATGCTATTCGTGCTAACATTGTCGAGTACACTGCTATGGACGAGCAAGCTCGTTTAGCTTGGGTGCGCAACTACATGGAGACAGTATGAAAGAAGAAAAGTTTCAAAAGATAGTAGAAGAGATTAGTGAGTTTCTTGGAGACCATATGCAGAAGAATCCTCACTACTTGTTCGACGAGGACATTATCAAAATCTTTTCTCACTATAAAAAGAAGCACATTAAACGAGCATTAGAGGAAATACGATGAAACAACTTACTTGCCCACATTGTGCAGACACTTATCCAGATTTTGATGTTGCTCACGTCTGTAGTAAAGGTCAGTATGCCCCCAAACTCAACCCTAAAATGAATGATGAAAGTCACCTACCTGTAGCAGAACAAAGTCTGGTGTTCCGTTTGCGTAAACGAGCAGAGATCCGTAGGCAAATCAGTTCACGTAAAAGTGTAGAAGAAGGTAAACCAGACCGTATTGCTGACTTGTTAGAAGAAGCCGCTGCCGAAATTGATCGGCTTAATTTGTCCGTTAAAGATGTTTCAGTTGACAGCAAGTGATAACTATGTTATAATAACTGCATAGCAAGAAATTAGGAACGGTGGCTGAGTGGCCGAAGGCAGCAGGTTGCTAACCTGTCGAGTGTTTTATTATGCTCCGTGAGTTCGAATCTCACCCGTTCCGCCAAGTTAATTAACCAAAGAAAGAAAAGTATGAAGCCAGGTAAGACATTTAAGTTGAGTAAGCAGACAAAGCGTTTGATGTGCAGCATTGTAGATGCCAAAGAACGTAATGCATTTAAAAGTGCAATGATCCAAGCAGAGTTGGCTGCTGGTGTAGTTATTAAACGCGAGCCACGTGAAGCTCGTAAGTAATCGCCAAATTCTCTGGCGTTAGTATAATGGATAATACAGCAAGCTTCTACCTTGCGAATGTGGGTTCGATTCCTGCACGCCGGACCATATAAAGAAAATAGGACCCAATGGGTCCTATTTTTTTGGCTGTACGAAGCTTAAATTATGCTTCGAGTACTTCAACTACATAATCATTTGTGATGTTATGTGTTGTGTTGTATGCATCACGCTCGGCTACAACAGAAGCTAAACTTGCATCTGCTACAAATTCATCAAGGGCGTCAACGCTAGCGAATACATATTCAACAACTTGTGTCAATGCACCAACTGCTGGTACAGTTCTAGTCACTGAAAGTAATTTGCCAGTGACTACATAAGCTGCATCGATTGCAGATTTTGTGCCGGCTGCGGCTGCCCAAAATGACACTTCAGTGTCTGGACGGGTAAAGGTGCGAGTTAATTTAACTGGGTTTGTCATTTGAATGGACTCCGTATTTTCATGAACGCTTCATGCGTTGTCTAAAAGTATTTATCATTTACTTAGTGTTAGGCTATTCGTTCAGCAACTTATTAGTAATTTATGATGCTGTCTGCATTGATGTATTTACTCAATTCTGCTGTTGGCCGCCCCGTTATACGGATTTGGCGCCGCCTGCTGGTAGTTAACGGCACGCCATGATAAAAGAAGTCGTTAAACAAATAAACAGGGTAGTTAATAGCCTTATATGAATCACCTAGCTCGCTGGTGTCACTATAGAACATTGGCACGCCACCATCGCTTAGATTAATAGTTATTTGTACAAATCCCTGTTTCCACAAATAATTGTCAATCATGCGCTGAACTCCTAGACTACGTTGGCTACTAGGTAAGAAATTGCTATTATCCCTGTGAATTATTGCGAAGGTATCTTCTCGTAAACTAACACAGCGTACACCAATAATTGTAGTTAACGGAAGAGCTTTAATGTATTTGGTTATCATTAAATCCTCGTACTGCGGAAAGAACTTGAATTCACCGTGACGATCAAGTACATAGTTACGAATCGAAACACTACCGTTTTTGCTATTTTCAGAAAGCTCGGGCTCGGTTGAATCTAAATAAACCAATGAAGCCCCTTTCCAACTTGGGTAACCGTTGTCAATTGGTTCTCCGGTGCGGCTTCGTACGTCAGCTTTTACGTACTTGTCTGGGTCAACCATGTTCCATTTTAAATTGGCATTGATAGTATTGAATAACACATCTTGTCCATTGCGGACATTGTTGCTTGCCGTCAGAATACAACGATCATACTCGTTTATAAATGCATCTTGATCATAATCCAAGTTAATTAACTCGGCTGCGACCATTGAATCAAACTCCATCATATTGTTTCTCCCCTAAGATTTCGTATCATTGTTTCATATTCAACTGCATGTTCTGCAAGATGAAAAGGAAATCGTTCAAACAGTTTGTTTCTACTGGCAGAGTCGGCCAATGCTAATTTTTCAAATCCAGTGTACTTCTTTCTGTTCAATAAATCAGATTCTGGATAATGAGTTTGATAGATCAAATGTTTAATGTCTGCATTATTTGCCAAGTCTTCACCTGCTGGTGCATTAGCTTGTATCATGTCTAATGCAATCGGGTCAGTTAAGTATGCAAGCATTTGGTCGGGTGTATATTGATGAAATCCAGCAGCACCTTTGACTCCGGAAAACACCCAGTACTTGTACCAAGAACAAATCATTTCGCGTTCACGAAACCACCACTTGCCAAACTGTCTATACAGGTAAGGCTCGCCTTGACCAAGAACTACGTAACCTGGTATTTGTTTCGCACCCCACATTGTGCAAGCAAGTTGCCCGCTTCTTGTTTGGCTAATTGAAGTGATGGTTTCAAACTCGTCACTTTCAAAAAATGCATTAGGGTCAAGTTTGATTTCCAACTTGGGAATGTTATATGCTCGACACAATGCGTCAGCAAATACAGATTCGTGTTCATTGGCCTTGTTTTTATATTTTAAAATGGCAGCAGTAAATGGAACGCCAGCGTCCAAGAAAGCACGGGCCGCAACTTCACTATCAGCACCACCGCTTAACAGCAAATACACATCAAGCCCGTGACGTTGTGCTTCAGCTTGAATTTTTAGTGCAGCCCTACGATTGGCTTCTTTGACAGTTAATGTTGTATCTTCTGCAACACCATAATCGCATACCCAAGTTTGATATCTGCTGGTTCGCGGAACATACCATGTGTTGTCGTATCCGAATTTAAAATGATTTTTATGGGTGTAATCTACAGTGGGATTCATAATAAGTATAGTTATAGCGATATTTATGATTCAACTATTCGCAGGAAAGCTCAATGAAAAAGTTCTTTATTAAAGATTGCCCCGCAGACATTACAGTTAGTCGCTGGCTCAAAAATAACTCAGACTGGGAAAGTTTGATGCAGACGGTCAAACCAAAGACTGTACTTGATGAAGTTATATGTTTGCGTGTAGCAGACTTTGATCCAGTTGCAATCAGCAACAGCATCACCGAAGCACTGGGCATTTATGGTGACCATGGTTGGAAGTCAAGCGAAGGTGAGGACGCAGGCTACACTGGATTTAGCTTGGTATATAACCCAGATCACCAAGATGGTTTAGACCCGCATAGCTCTACATTAGGTACACCTAAGAATTCTAATAGCCAATTCTTTTGGAATTCTAAGCAACAGCACTCGCAATTGAAAAACAGTTACTTTGATGGTTATGGCTTTAATACGCCAACACCAGCGAGTCAGCATGGCGAGTTTGGTAAGTTCATGGAGCGATGCAAGCGCACACGAGTCAGAAGCAGACTAAGCATTTTAAATGGCCGAGACTTTGAATTAACTCGTGGCTGGCACAAAGATGAAATGATTTTTGAAAACATCAGGATTAATATTCCAATTACAACAACACCACAGTACATGTTTCAAATTGAAAATCATGAGCCCACTCATTTAAAAATTGGCTGGGCATACTCGTGGGATACATACATTCCGCATAGAGTGTTTTGTGAAAACGTAGTAGACGATAGTCGACGTATTCATGCAGTGCTTGGATTTAGTCCTTGGTGGGATTACAATGCAGAAGAACAATGCTGGACTCAGAATGAATTCTATGGAAGCAAGCACCCATTTGATATGTTAGTAGATGGCGACATATTTGAAGGACTTGAACTTGACACAAATTTAAAGGTATACAATGATTGATTTTAACAAATTTTACACAGCATGGTTTTATAACAACGAGATGAATTTAATTCCCGTTGCCAACATTACTCGCGAACTTGCAACCACGGCTGGATTTACAGTAAAGTTTAATTTTGAAGATGTGCCCGACTTGCCATTAGCAGAGTTGGCCACAGTTCTGTTACAGCAGTTACCGCAGAACTTTGTTTTTGTACGCCCGGGTATGCGATTAACAAGTGATGCCCTGGAAGCACTTTGCACACAGATTGGCCGCACTGACATTGTGTTTGTCACCCCCGATGCAGACATTGATGCCGACTGGTTTGAAATGGCAAAAGAAAAGTACTTTTTCAATAGCCAATTTACTGCACACGAGTTATACACAGTAGAACGATTGTCTAGAGAAGGAATTAAAAGTGGCCTTGTTGGTGCTATTCCGTCTTTTCAAGATTGTAGCATTGTAGTTAAATCCCCAACGACCTTTCACGCTGCTGGTCCACAGTGGCAAGCATTATTGCCATATTCTGATATTCCAGCAAGTTTAATGTACAACGATTGTGAAAACTTTTTAGTTCCAAACTTTTGCTTACTGTTAGTTGGTGCGTTTGTTAAGCAACTTAACTTTAAACAAAATGATATCTTATTAAGAGCATTGACTATTAATCGCATGGGGCCAATGACATTGGCTATTTCTCTAATGCCGACCAAATCACACAATCTTGAACTTATTGGGTATACACTAAACTATCCATTTTACAAAGGACTTATTGCTAGAGAATATGCAAATACACTAATGCCAGTGGAGAGTCTTGATGTTAATTAAGGAAAGTTCATACGCCGAATGCCTGCCATTGATGCAGGAACTGTGGCCCGACAAAGAGCCAGTGCCACCAATTGACAATACACTGGGCAAGATTAAATTCTGGGGCTCAGATTATCAACAGATGAAGCCACGATACATTATTGCGCTTGATGATGAAGGAACTCCATTTGGATGCACACATGCATACAAGACTGCACCTGATGAATTGCGAATCAGAGGAACTTACTGCAAGCCTGACAATCGTTATTCGGGTGTGGCCAGTGCAATGGTAAATCAAGCAATTGCGTTATTTCCTGAGTGCAAGCTAATTTACACATTCCCACGCACTGGTGTCGAAGGCTTTTATGCAAAGTTAGGATTTACAATTTCAGAACATCGCTGGCCAGGCATTTACAAGGGAGTATCTTATGCTTCCAAACAATTATAACAAGGAAACATTATGGCAATGACACGTTGGGACTACTCTAAAAACTTGAGTAACTATCATTTTGACAGTACTATTAACGAAGACAACAATCCGCACTATCGAGTAATTGGTAGAGTTGAAGGTGATTTGGCTGCATTATATGAAGCACAATTGCAAGTGTATAAGCCAGAAGCCAATGGCTTTTTAAACAGATTACAAGTACAAAACAACCAAGTCGATCCTCCATTTACAATGGAATATGATCGTGCTGAATTAGAATACTTAAACTTAGATCCAAACCATACCTTCTTTTATAATTTACGCCGCACTGGCAATGATGGTATTCAGAAAATAATTGATTCGTTTAAATTTAAGAAAGCAGGTGCCAGCTTTCACATTCAAAAGCCTGGCGGCCTATTTCCTTGCCACGTTGATGAACTCCCTGGTACTAAGGGGAATGATCCCAACAGTTGGCTAGACCAAGACCCACAGTGGGCTGCACGTTTTGAAATTCAAGTATTTGATTGGCAACCAGGCCATGTGTGGGCAGTAGGAAATTCATACTGGAAGCAATGGCGTGCCGGCGATATTGTTTGGCATAATTGGCGTGACACTCCGCATGGTACTTGTAATATTGGGCGCAGTGACCGCGTGACCCTTCAAGTTACTGGATTGTGCTCCGAAGAG